AACATCAGTTAGCGATGTAGCATCTTTGGGATAACTATTTGTTATATCACCTCCATCTATATTACTACGATAAGCGTCGCCACCAGACACATCAAGCGAATATTCAGAATATCCTATATTAATAGTGATTTTACATCTATACACATATTGTGTAACTGTTTGAAGATTAACAGCAGGTATGTAAATAGTTCCCAAATATTGCTGTAAATTTATGGGTCCAATACTCGATTTTTGAACATCTAGTGTGAGATTCACTGCAGATATTATTAAGTCCTTCGATATTAGTGGTTGTTCATTATATAATGCATCTACCTCAGCTACCAAAGAATCACTATAAAAAACATCTAGTCTCGCACTTTGAATAAATAATTGCGCATAATTAATAGCAAAAGAAGACACTTCTCGATAGGTAGCACTGTATGTGATTGAAACGGGAATAGTGAACCCAAACGCGAAAGAATTATTGTTGGGATTAAGAATAACAATATCTGTTATAATAGCACTTGCACCATTCGCTGCATTAATATTTGCAATAGGAAATATATCATATAAACGTTTATAGTTATCATATGGAATCTCAGCGTAACTACTTGTATCCAATGAATTGTAATTATATAGTGGAACATTTGGATTGTTAGATAGCATCATTGGTTTACCTGGTACATCAGAAGACGTGTTTGGAGTTAATTTATATATTTCAGGACATGCGCGCGTTGTATTTGTCGCACTTGCTAGATAAGCCCATTTTCTTTTCCCCGAATAGTTATTGGACGTATTTTGATGTTTTAAAATCTCCGCTTTTCGGCGCATATCTAACTCTTTGGGGGTGTATATTAAACGTCCACTAGCATCATAAGTATATGGAGACACAACCGTGAATCGACTATCCGCTCCAGCTTCATGTAAAAAGAATTGCTGTCGTTGTTTCCGTTGATTTGTGCATGTTAATAAAAAGTTTGCCGAAATATCGGTCATCAAATATTACTTTATATAGATAGTTAATATTTGATTATTTTACTCGTATGCTTATGTGTTTGACGAATACCACAGATTTGATAAATAGTATGGGAATCCGGTCGCGTCTGCGGTTCCTGCGGCATTTGCTGCATTTGTATTACGCCCCCAAGACACAATATTATTTAATTGGAAAATACTGAGCGCCTTGTCGAAATATTGTAAATCGGCTATGTTACCATTGAACCCGCCGTTTTTACAAATGTTTACATTCTGATAATTTTGTTTGGGCACATCTTGCATTATGTTTCTAGATACGATGGTGCCGTTAATATACACATCTAATGCAGTATTTTCAATGCGAACTGCACAATGAAACCATTTGCGAAGAGGAACGTCTTTAACGGTAATAGACTCTTCAGGGTTTGAACTAGCAACCGTATTCATAACTATTTCGAGATTATTAGCCGAATTATCTAAATATAGCCCTGGTCCATTATTCACGGTTGCTTGACCATTCTCGCCATAACTAGCATTTCCCTTATTAAAAATCACTGAATATTGTGGAGTGGCCGCGGTATCGTTAATATATATCCATAAACACCATGTAAACTCAATACCCATATTTTGATTATTTGACCGTAATATAGGTACTGAATCTGCATTTTTGGGGTCTTGGTAAATAATCACTTCATTCGCAGCATTCATAGTGCCCGATATTAAAAAGGGACTACCCTTGGGTTTCATGAAATATCCGATAATCTTAACTCCTAAATTAACCAGGATCATAAAACCGATTAGAACCAATAAGATAAAACAAAACTTTGCTACCAATGTATTGGAATTTAAAAAGTCCGTGCTAGTTCCGACTACATCTGCATCTCCAAATGAGGATACAGAGTCTTCGACGTAAGTGGAAGCATTTGCTATACTACCTGAGACATTTGATGCAGCCGATGAGAATCCATCTGATGCATTGTCGATTGCTTCTGCAACTGCGACGGGAATCTTAGAATCGACATTGGTTGTTGCTGATGGTGGTGGTAGTGCATTCATTGTTATAAGAATATACTTGTTATATATTTATAACATCTTTTTTTGCTCTATATCTCAATTATTTACATATCAATTGTGTATGATGATTGTTGCACGTTATCTTTCAATACACCTAGATTCAAAGAATAGCTTCCAAAAAATTGAGACATCGCATTACCGTTTCCGGATAGATAATTGTCCCATGCTTCCTGAGGACCAATTGGATTGACCCAATTTTGAAATCCGGCTACATAACAATCCCAACCGGAACCATATATTATAGGGACCTCCTTAGCAGTTCCCGGTTGATTGGGTGATGTGGGTAATTTTGTTGAATTTACCAGTTTACCGTCAATATATGCATCAACAACAGTATTATCAGAACTGATCACAACATAAACCCATTTTTGAACTGCGAAATTATCTGTAATCAATAGATCTTGATTTTCTAATGAGGAACCGTCGCTACCTACACATGTAATTGTGCAATATAAGGAGGGCTTATTTGCCGCTAAATATAGTCGAATATTATTATCTCGTGAAAAAATAGTTTTCTCACGTGTAGAATCCCATGTATTTACATACGTCCATATACCATAGGCATAACGTGTTGATTGTCCACTGTTGATTGTTGTAATCGGTGAATTACCTCCGTCTTTCAAACTTGCGGATTTACTTATCACAGACGACCCACTAACAAAATATGCATATAACACATACACTAAGATAATTACAATTATAGCTAAAACAATAGTTGTAGTTTCCATGATTATATAAAATGACGATATAAAATAGTTTGTTCTATCTCAACAAATATATTACTATGAAGATGATTTATCGGCGATTGATGCTACGGGAGGATTTGCGCTCATTTTGGAATTATAAGAAAGTGTGATTTGTTCTTTTGTTAAAGGGTGTTTATAATACACGACATTACATATACCTCCTTTTATTCCAACGTCATCACCAACTGTTATTGTATCAAGGTCATTATAAATCGGCATATTATTCGTCATTGTAAAGGAACGTTCCAAAACACCATTTACGAAAATATCAACAATATTACGATTATAATTCAACACAATTTGATTCCACTTTTGGTTCGTCAATGTTACGTCATAAAAAGGGTGTTCTCCTGAGTTTTGCGCATTCTCCGGACATGTATGGTCACCTTTTTCCTTGCAATATTTCGAAAAATAAAAAATCATTTTATTTCGCTCCGCAACTTCGTCATTATTACCCCCTCCGTAATATCGAATCATAGGTTTTACATGTTGAACTCCTTCGTTATCTTCGTGTCCATAACTGAATATTTCTGTTTCATTTTTATATGCTATCTCGTTCGGACTTTGTGGATTCACATATACCCACATGGATACAGCATAATTTGTTCGATAATTACCCTGTAAATCCACATTAGAATCGGACTGCGAGCTTTTGGGAACTTTTAACTCGTCACTATTGATAACCACTTTTTTTCCTCCATCTAAAAACATTACATTATCCACCCCTTGTATTGAATCGTCCATACCTGCGACTTTATTTGATATTTCAGGTAAATAAGCATACAATGTAATTAGTAATATCTCCAATACTATAAATAAATAGATGGAATAAGGTGTTAGTTGAAATTGAGCTACAATATATTCCCACGCATCTAATATCACACATGGAACATAAAATAGCAATTGTGCAATAAATCCAGGCCACCCCTTTAAACGAACCATATAATCAATTAAAATTTGATAAGTAATCGCTAGACCTATTATTGTAATCAACGTCATGAATAAATAATTCGACAGTAGAGAAAAATTCAAGATTGAATCAGTTGTTGTAGCATAGTAATATACACCGCAAGTGATTAATATGATTATTCCTACTATTTTCATAAACATCTTACCTGTGTCTTCATTTTGTCCAATGTTTAATATTAGTCCAAATAATAAAATAATTGGAAGAGTATAGACAAAAAAATATTTTTGTATGTTGTAATCGGCCGTGCCGGGTGAAAGAACGATTCGTAATACGGTTATGCACGAAAATAATAGAATGCCGCTCAATATTACCAATTTCAATAATGATTTTCTCATATCTATACCTTCCTGACCACTTTTCGTTAATTTTCTTATCCAGTCGCCCATTACACCATATGATACATTTGGTTTGGTATTTTTACTCATAATAGTATATATTATTATTATAAATTACTATGGAAGGGCGAATCAATATATAACAAAGGTTGAAAGAGTAGTATTTAATTTTGTTAATAATTGGATTTTTTCGTAATTATATGGGCGAATCGACTTTATACACTCGGCGTACGTTTTCCATTCTAATTTGCTTACTTCCGATTCTTCATATGGATATTGCACTAAACTATCTTTATAATCCATAGACATAATATAATATTTGTGCTTGTATGACTTGTAATTCGACCCCGTGAAACTTTCTTCGTAGGGTATTAAGTTTTGTACATTGTGTAATATTTTTCCCGAATACCCCGTTTCTTCGTAAAATTCTCGTATCGCACAATCATAGTCAGATTCTTGGGGATTCCGACGACCCTTGGGAAACCCCCACTCAGGTTCATTCCAGTTTTTATTTTCATTGCTTTGTTTTATCAAATCGTCCAACGTATAATAATCGTTGTTTATCGTGATTCCTGACCGTAACATAGAGAATTTTTCAAATGAACTACTTTCTTCATTCTTGTATTGCGCGGACAATGTATTTTCACCCCAGACTGTATTCCACAATGTTTCAAAATTCTCTGTAGCCAGCCTTGACTTTTCATCTATAGTCATCTGATTTAGCATATTTATTATATATTGGCGATTCAGCACCGAATACTTGCCTCTCATAAAATCTATGTGCCCCAGTGTATCTTTACGCCTTATTAATAAATACTCTATTATGTTATCATAATTTCTTCGAAATGCAATTATACCATTACTAGTTATTGGTAGTTTACAATGATGGTATAAGTGTCCCGATTTTCCGCAATTATTGCAATAATAATCATTTTTCTGCATTTCTACGCTTATTCTATCTTATTATATTCGCAATTGTTTATATACTTTACTCGATTCGTATGGAAGAACAACACAAAGATTATATCAAACGAACTACGATTCCTACTACGTTTACAATGTTAGATTCTGAAAAGTTCACACCTGAGGTTTGGGGTCCACATTATTGGTTTTTTTTACAAACTATTGCTCATACGTATCCATTGACCCCGAATGCTGTAACCAAACGTAAATATTACGACCTTATTCAAAACTTCCCTCTGTTTATTCCAAATCCTGAGATTGGAGACAACTTTATCGCTTTGCTTGACCGATATCCAATTACTCCGTATTTAGATAATCGCGATTCCTTTATACGCTGGATACATTTTATTCATAATCGCATTAATCGTATTCTTGGAAAAGAAGAGATAACCCTGTTTGAAGCACTCGACGATTATAAAGCACTGTATCGACCAAAACAGGTGAAATTATCTGAACGATTTCATTTACGTAAAGAATATGTTATCGCCTTTTTTACAGTGCTATGTTTCATTTTTATAATACTTATTTATTAAAAATCTTTGTATCATGCTATTTTATACCATTTATATAAAATACCATGCGTATAGAATTATGGTTAATTGTAATAACAGGCGCGATTTTATTTCATATGCATACTGACGGTAAATACACCAAAAATATCATGATGTATAAAAAACAGTTTCAAATGGGTGGAGTGGTATTCGGTGCATTTATTTTGTATATTCTACTGAAGAAAAATCCTGCGAACGCACAAAACATCTTAGTAACTTCGAACGAATATTTAAAATACTTACCTGTTGATAAAAATACAAGTTCTATTTTGTCTCCTATACTCGACTTTACATCAAAAAACTCCTTTCGTAATGGAGGCGGGGAACATGAAGTTGTTCAAGTTCCCAATCAACAAACCAGATATGCCGAGCGCATGATGCATTCGGGGAAAAAAGGGACAAAAAGGTCGGTTAGTGAAACTAAAAAGAAGTTCGTCGCATCAAGACAGAATTGGAAATGTGGAGAATGTAATGACCAGTTAAACGCATGGTTTGAAGTGGACCATAAAGTTCGTTTAGAATATGGAGGGAGTAATCATGTAGATAATTTAGTCGCTTTGTGTCGCGAATGTCACGGTAAAAAAACCACGATTGAGAATTTATAAAATATAAAATAACTGCCGGTAAAATAAATGAATCGAAATATACACATAATGTATATACGTGTATATTTTATATGAGTCAATTAAATATAAAATCTTCAGATACCAATAGAAAAACTATTAAAATTCGTAAACCTGCTGCAAATAAACCCTTTATTGAAACTGCAAAAAGTCCCGGTATTCCGTCAGAAGATACGATTAAATTACAGAACATACCGAGCACTAAGAATGATATTACACTGAAATCAGAACCTAGCACTAATCCAAATGAGCATCGTCGCAAAATGGAACAAATTGAGTTTAAAGGTGACCATGGTGTAGACCACGACTTTTTATATCCCACATTAAATGACCCTGCGTTTTCTGCGAAAATTGCTAGTCATACCGAATTTAATGATACACAATATGACGGCGAAATTCGAGATATTCAAGCCTATGCCGATAAAATGTGTAAGGCTGAATTCGAACTATTACCACATCAATTGTTTGTTAAGAATTTTTTATCGTTTCAGACACCATATAACAGTCTTTTATTGTATCATGGATTGGGTAGTGGTAAAACATGTAGTTCCATTGGTATTGCCGAAGAAATGCGTTCTTATATGAAACAGGTTGGGGTGAAACAGCGTATTATTGTTGTTGCTGCACCGAACGTTCAAAATAATTTTAAACTGCAACTGTTTGATGAACGCAGATTAACGGAAGTTGACGGTATTTGGAATATTGATTCGTGTATTGGTAATTCATTAGTAAAAGAAGTAAATCCGACTAGTTTAAAGGGTCTTTCGAAAGAAAAGGTTATTTCGCAAATTAAAACAATTATAAACCAATACTATGTTTTCATGGGTTACGTCGAACTTGCTAATTTTATACGTAAAAAAATATCTGTCCCTGCCGGTGCGGACTTTTCTCCCGAAGAAACGCGTAAACAAGAAATCGCCAGTATGCGCAAATTTTTTAACAATCGTATGATTATCATTGACGAAGTTCATAATATTCGCATGACGAAAGATAATACAGACGGCAAAACAGCTCAATATCTTTTAAAATTAGCAAAAAATTGCAATAACATGCGTTTATTATTGTTATCCGCGACACCTATGTATAACTCATATTCCGAAATCATTTGGTTAGTGAATTTAATGAATGCAAACGATAAACGTGGACTTATTACGTCTGATGAAATTTTTACACCTGATGGAAATTTTAAAGAACAACAGGTCGATTCGGACGGGAATGTAACCGAAGACGGAGGTCGCGAATTATTACATCGCAAATTAATCGGATATGTTTCCTATGTTCGGGGTGAAAATCCGTATACATTTCCATATCGTATTTATCCTGATACATTTGCGAAAGAACGGACTTTCAGAGATACACCCGATGCTATCGGTAGCCTCGTAAATGCAGGTAAAGCACTCGCAGGAAATAGCGTAAAACAGGTTGCCTTACCAACTATCCAGCTAAATGGGCGCAAGATAGACAAACCAATGAAACACCTGCCTGTTTATATTAATGAATTAGAAGATTACCAAGAACGAGCATATAAGTTGATCATTAACGGTATTCGTAAGGATATTGAAATGAAGCAGCACAGTATATCATTTGATGAATTGGATAAATTCGGATTTAGAAAATTACAAACTCCAATTGAAGCGCTCAATATGGTGTATCCTAGTCCAAATCTAGATATACATATCGAAAATGGGGAAATTCAGATAGACAACTCTTCTGTTAGCATTGAAGATGTTGAAAATAAAGACCCACGTGCGACTATGGTTGGTAAACGTGGAATGAATTCGACAATGACTTTTAAAGATGAGTCTACTAGTAAAATTCCTATGAAATCAAATTTTGATTATCGACCTGAAATTTTATCAAAATATGGTCGGATATTCAGCCCCTCTGAAATTTCAAAATATAGTGCAAAAATAGCTCGTATTTGTGAAATTATTCGTCATTCAACCGGAATCGTTATGATATATTCACAATATATTGACGGGGGTATTGTCCCCATGTCTCTCGCATTGGAAGAAATGGGATTTGCACGACAAGGGAGTTCACCAAATACGAAATCTTTATTCGGTCAATCTCCAGCAGTTCCCTTGGACGCTACTACAATGAAACCACGTAACGAGGTCACTAGCAACTTCCAGCAGGCAAAATATATTATGATTACCGGTGATAAAGCATATTCCCCAAATAACGCTAATGATATGAAAATAATCACAAACTCAAACAATAAAAACGGAGAGAAGGTAAAAGTTGTATTAATTTCCAAGGCTGGATCGGAAGGACTCGATTTTAAATGTATTCGACAACTTCATGTATTAGAGCCTTGGTATAATATGAATCGTATTGAACAAGTTATCGGCAGAGGTGTTCGAAATTTAAGTCATTGTTTATTACCATTCCAATTAAGAAATGTAGAAATATATATGCATGGGACTATTATGAAAAATTATCCCGATGAAGAACCAGTTGATATTTACGTTTATCGTTTAGCACAGAAAAAAGCCGAATTAATTGGACAAGTTACGCGAATTATAAAAGAAACTGCTGTCGATTGCGTTCTTAATCTAAAACAAAATAACTTTACGGTCGATAAATTGGTAGAAAATGCCGCAAATAAGGACATCACACTTCAACTTTCAACCGACAAACGTGAAATAGAGTATCGTATTGGAGACAGGCCATATACGGATATATGTGACTATATGGAAGATTGTTCATTCAAATGTAATGTTGGGAAAGAAATAAAACGCGATATTGTCCAAGAT